CGTACTGCTTGGGCGCGGCGTCGAGCGCGCCGCTCGGGTTGCCGGCCAGCGTCAGCGCGCCCGTCATCGTGCCGCCGGCCTTCGGCAGGTGCAGGTCGACGTACTGCTTGGGCGCGGCGTCGAGCGCGCCGCTCGGGTTGCCGGCCAGCGTCAGCGCGCCCGTCATCGTGCCGCCGCCCTTCCACAGCCGGCTGTTCAGCGCGTCCTTGAGGTCGCTGAACGTCGAGTTCAGCAGCGACGACGGCAGCGGCTTGAGCTTGAAGGGCATCGGGTTGCCGGCCGGCAGCGAATACACCCCACTTCCGTCGAGCGGCATCGTCTCTCCTAGAACCGTTGGTTGCGCCGCGGCGTGTACTGCAGCAGGATGCTCTGCAGGGTGTGCGGCAGTTCGTCGTCGTGGCTCGAATTGACGGCCAGCGAAATGTCGGTGCCCGTCACGTCCAGGTCGACGGTGAAGCTCGCGTACTGGTCGCCGTCGAGCGCCATTTCGTCGAGCCCGGCGTCCGGGTCGTCCAGGCCGTCGGCGCCGCCCTGCACGTCGGCCGTCGCTGCCGCGCTCGTGTCGACGTCGGGGTCGTTGCGCGACACCAGATAGCTGACGGTCAGCCGCGACGCGCCCTGCAGCACGCAGTCGAAGCGCGCGCCCTTGTAGTGCTTGCGCACGGCCGGCGTGCCATCGTGCGTGTACGGCAGACGGATGCGGGCGTCGATCGCCGCGCCGTCGAACGAGCGGCCGCGGTCGAGCTGGTAGACGTAGCCGTCCTCGCCGCCCGCGAACATGCTGCCGCCGTCCAGTTCGGTATCGCACGCGCAGTTCATCACCGCCGGGTAGACGAACGGCATCCAGCCGATGACCTTCGCGCCGCGCAGGGTCGCGACGAGCCCGCTGCCGTCGTTGAAGAACACGCGGTACTGGTTCTCGCGGCGGTTGACGAGCGACGCCCGCGCGCCGTCGATGCGGTCCTGCACGGTGGGCTTGACGAGCGCGCTGACCACGCTGTCGGCGAAGTTGCCGAAGCTCTGCGAGGCCGCGAGCGTCGTGAAGCCCAGGTCGTCCAGATAGATCGGCTGCGTGACGCGCTGGATCGTCCAGGCGCGCGCGCCCACGCGCTCGTTGAACGGGCTGAGCACCCAGTCGGCGGCGCCGTTGCCGTACAGCACCGACGTCCTGTTGCGGCAGAACACCGCCAGCGCGGCCGTCGTCTGGTCGCCCGGGCCCTGCGCCAGCCCGGTGATCGGGTTGCCCGTCGTCAGTTCGCCGGCGCCGAGCACGGCCGACCACACGTAGGGCTTGCCCGGCGCGGCGTGCTGCAGGCTCGCGCCGAACGTGAAGAACAACTGCTCCTTGTGCACGGCCAGGTGCTCCGGCTTGTCGTCGGCCATGCCGGTGTCGATCGGCACGAACACCGTGCCGTCGAACTCGAAGCCGCGGTGCACGCCGCTCACGCCGTACATGCGCTCGGTGTTGGCGGCGCCGAAGAAGTTGTGGTTGACGAACTCGTAGCGGCCGTCCGGCGCCAGCGTGATCGCGGCCTGCGTGCCGTTGGCGTCGGCGCGCCGCGTCCCGCCGACGTTCAGCGCCTCGTTGTCCTGAAAGGTGCCCGTCACGCTGGCGAAGACGAGCTTGCCCACCGCGGGGTCGCCCGGCGCCCAGGTGGTCGACCCGCTCTGCTGCACGACGCGCGTGACCACGCCGCTGGCGCCGCTCGTGGCGCCGGTGACGGTCTGCCCGGCGACGATCGCCGTGCTCGTATTGCCGGCGTCGAAGCGCAACTCCACGCCGAGCGCCACGGCCTGCCAGCCGCTGGCCGTGGCCTTGTGCATGACGGCCTGCGTGCCGCCGGCGTTGTTGCGGAAGCAGTACAGCGCGCCGCCGTACTCCCACACACCGAGGATTGCGCCGCTGCCGGCCGGCTTCTGGATGTCGGCGCGGTAGTCGGCGGCGGCCAGCGCGGCGAAGCGGTTGTAGTCGAACTCGGTGAGCGTGGCCGGCGCGGCCGCGCTCACGCCGACCACCGTCGTGCCTTCCCGCAGGTTCTCGCCAAGCGTGAACGTGCCGCTGGTGCGCGTGAGCACGACGTACAGGCGGTCGGCCGCGATCTCGATCACCTTGCCGGTGGCGCCTGACGTCTGGCCGTTGAGCGTGTCGCCGACCGCCACGCCGGCGTCGAGCGCCGTCGTCGAGCCCAGCACGAGCGCCGTGGCGTCCGACGGCTTGGCGCGGCCGTCGAAGCGCTCGTAGCCGTACATGCGCCGGTAGCCGCCCGTGGCCGGGATCTCGTAGTTCATGGCCTCGATCGCGCGGCCCGCCGGGATCTGCAGCTGCGGCGTGACGACGTCCAGGCCGCCGTCGAGCGCGATGGCCTGCGTGCGGCGCTGCGCGGCCGGCAGCGCCTGCGGTTGCCCGCGGCCGGCCGGCTTAAACGAGAGGGCGCGCATCCTCGAGGTCGGGCAACTGGTCGCGCTCGAGCGCGTCGAGAATGGGGCTCGCCATGTTCACGGCGTGCGTGTACGTGGCGCTGGACTCGTCGTAGCCGCCGTAGCGCCAGATCGCCAGCCACACGAGCAGTTCGTGGTATTCCTCCGGCAGGCTGCCCGGCACGGCGGCGTCGTCGATCGCCATGGGCCGCGCCGCCAGCCAGTAGTCGCCGCTGATCGTGTACGCGGCGTCCGGGATGAAGCCGAAGGCGAGCGACTTGTCGGGCTTCACCGCCGCGTTCAGCGGCGCGCCCTGCTGGCTGGCCTGCGCGCCGAAGCGGTAGACCTCTTTGAAGTCGTCCCATGCCCACGGCGTGACCCACTGCTCGGTCGCCTGGCCGGCGCTCGTCAGGTAGTAGCGCAGCGGCACGACGGGCGGCCAGAAGCCCCAGCGGGCGACGGTGCGCTCGTCCGCCGGCTCGTTGGCGAGCACCTGCGCGACCGTGTAGTCGCCCTGGCCGGCCGTGGTCTGGAAGCTGAACTCGCGGCGCATGAACTTCCAGTCGGCGTGCTTGCGCTGCACCCACAGCCACGCCTGGTTGACCCAGCCGCGCACGCGCAGGTGGTCGCCCGTGACGGCCTCGATCGACGCCGGCACGCCGCTGACGCCGCCCGCGTAGCGGCAGGCGTCCTGCACGAGTTCGAGAAAGGTCACGCGGGTTCAGCCATGAGCTTGCGCAGCCACGCCTGACCGTAGCGCGGGTTCGGGTCGTGGATCAGCGTGAACGGGTACTTCAGCGCCGAACGCCGATCCACGCGGATCGCGCGCGCGCCGTCGCCGTCCAGGAACTCCTTGGTCTCGATCGCCTCGGGCTTGGCGCGCGCCAGCACCTCGACGAACTTGCGCCGGACCTCGACCTGCACGCCGCGCGGGATGAACTGGTTGCGGCCGTTAACGGCCACCATCGGCAGCGGGTCGGCGAGCTTGTCTTCGGTCTCGTGGATCTCGATGGTCAGCACGTCCTCGGCGTCCTTGAGGGCCTGCGCGTAGTCGGCTTCGAGCGGGCCTTCGGCGACCGCCACGCCGTCGTCTGCCGGCACGTCCACGCTGCCCGTCGCGGGCAGGATGACGGCGGCGCGCTGATGGGCCGGCAGTTCGGCGGCTTCGATCGGTTTGCGGGTAGCCATGCGTTGCGTCTCCTGAAAAAAGAAACGGGCGCCATGTCGGTGCCCGTTTCAGGTTGCCTGCGGTGCTTAACTGGTCTGCGGCCTGTTGGGCAGCACGAGCACGTCCACGACGGTGTGCGTCATGCCGGTCGTGTTCCAGTTGCTGGTGCCGAACGTCCACGTCCCAGACAGCGTGCTGCCGGCCTTGTGCAGCGTGTACGCGAACGGCGTGAGCGTGTCCGGGATGGCGGGGAACTCGGGTGCCAGCAAGAAGTTGCCGGCCGAGTCCAGGTTGACCACCGGTCCGGCCACCGCCTTCACGGCACCTGCCGAATCGAGGCACCACACCACGGCGCGGCCCTGATTGGCCGTCAGCGTGATGGCGGTGCCCGTCACGGCGTCGGTCGTCGGCGTGGCTCCGCCTGTGACCGTGGCCTTGGTGAACGCCTTGCCGCCGACTGCGTACTGCACGGCGGTCGCGCCCGTGCTGAACGTGGTCGCGGCGCCCGAGAGGCCGGTCAACCCGGCCTTGACGGCGCAGAAGTTCGCGCCGACGAGTTGTTGCGATTGCATGTTGGACTCCTTTCCGCCGCCGGGTTACGGCTGCGTTTCGAGGGACGCGACGGTCGTGGTCGGCGCGCCGGTGTTGGCCGCGCCGGCCGTGACGCCGCTGTGGACGTGGCTGTTGAGCTGCGCGCGCAGCGTCTCCAGGTCGGTGCGAATGGCCTCGAGCAGGGCATACGCCTCGCTGCGGGAAATCGCATCCGACATGGCATTGGCGCGCTGAACGACGGATTCAGGCATGGTGTCCTCCGTCAGATCACAGCGACTTGACGCCGACTTCGGCGACCGCCATCCACCCCTGGTTCAGGATGACGGACGTGAAGTAGGTCTTGGCGCCGACGTAGCCGCGCTGGCCGAGCGGGTCGTTCTTGTCCTTCTGGCCGGGCGGGATCCACGACACGTCGATCGAGTTCACGCCGCGCAGCGCGACCTGGCCCCAGGCGTCCTCGCCGACGACGATCACCGGGTAGACGTCGATGTTCGAGCCGCCCGTCGAGTACAGGCCGGTCGAGCCCACGGCGGCACCGGCGTCCGCATAGGACGCCAGTTCCGGCGACAGGATGAACCGGTAGTTCTCGCAGGAACCCAGCTCGTGCTCGTTGATGACGCGGCGCTGCGCGTACTCCGAGGTCTCCTTGAAGTTCGGCAGATCGCGGATGTCGTTCTCGCAGTCCGTGTGCGCGAACACGAGGTAGCCGGCCTCGACGGGGGCCGTGGCGAAGTCCGGCGACGCCGCCAGCACGCTGGTGATGCGCTGCGCGTGGTTGGCGCGCAGGCCGCGCGTGATCTTGCGCAGCAGCGCCAGCGTGATGCGGCCGTTCACGGTGGCGCGCGACGAGCCCGTGCCGCCGTAGAACTTGTTGGTGCCGCCGCGCAGCACGCCGTAGCGCACCATCTCGCGCACCAGCCCAATGCGCTCGCCGGTCTGCTTCTTCATCTCGGCCGGCACGTCGTCCTCGTAGAGGTCGACGTTCTTGTCGGTGACCGCGTACAGGCACGAGTACTGCTGCAGCGTGGCCTCGATGTCCTGCGGCGTCAGCGTGTCGGCGGGCGGCGTCACGCCCTCCTGCGTGAGGTGGCTGAGCGCGCCCGGCGCGATCGACCAGCGGTTGATGGTGTTGGCGTCGGCCGTCGTGGCGCCGAACGGCAGCCAGCGGCGGAACACGACGGTGGAGCCGGACTTCGCGGGCATGCGCTTCTGCATGCCCGTGATGCCCAGCACCTCGACCGGGACGGCGTGGGCGATGATCTCGCCCTTCAGTTTGTTGATCCGCCCCTGCGGGGACAGATAGGTTTGCGTTGCCATGTCGGATTGCTCCTAGACGTGCGCTACGAGGCGCCCGCGCGGGCCTGTTTGAAGCCCAGTGCGAAGGCGTCCTCGTCGCTGATTTGGACGGATGCCGGCTGCGCGGGCTTGCGCCCGACGGCGACGGCGGCTTCGAGCTTTTCCTTGCCGGCCTTGGCCGCGGGAGCGGCGGGCTTGGGCGGTGCGGCCCGGTAAGCGTCGAGCAGCGCGATCGCGTCGAACGGGTCGTCGCTGAACGCCAACTGCTGGACCTCGGGCGGCTGCGCCATGTGCCACTGCGCGAACTCCGGCGTCTTGACCTGCTCACGCCAGCCTCGGTGATGCGTTTCGAGGAACTTCATGCCGGTGTTGCGTTCGGCGGCGGCCGTGATCTGCGCCACCGTGTCTTCGCTGAGCGTCTCGCCAGGCTTCAGCGCGGCCGTGGCTCGCGCCACCGCGGCGGTGATCGCCTCGTCGATCGCCTTGCCCCACTCCGGGTAGTCATTCTTCAGTTGCTCCAGCGATTCCGTCGACGGGATTTCCGCGGCCGGCGCGGGCGCGGGCGCCGGCGCGACAACGGATTTCTTCAGCGACTGGATCTCGCCGTTGAGCGAGCCGAAACGCCCCTCGACGTTGCGGATGCGACTCTCCGTGGCGCCGAGCAACTGCTCGAGACGCGAGAGCTTTTCCAGCAGCGGATCGGGTTTCGCGGGCTCGGCGGCCGGCGCCTCTTCCCCCTTCTGCTGGCCGTCGTCGTTGTGGGCGGCGTCGGGCTTTTCTTCCGGCGCGGCCGCGGCGGTGGCCTCGGGTTCGGCGGTGCTGGCGGCAGAGGGCGTCGGCGGCTCGTCGCCGCGGACTTCGGCGAAACCCGCGGCAAACGCGGCGGCGTCCGCCGCTGCGGTCTCGGGGTTCTGCTCGGTACTGGTTGGGACTCCTTCTTGGGCTTCGGTGGACATGCCATCCTCGAAATGAACGCGCGCCGCACAAACGAAAAAACCGCCCGTAGGCGGTTTCGCGGTGCGACTGACGATCAGCGGAAAGCGGGCTGACGGGCTTTCGGCTGACCTCCTATCGTGAGGCCGTTGTCGGCGTCACGAATCCCGGTGATCTGCGTGCTGCCACTGCGCAACGCGCGCCGGCAGCTCCAGCAGGTCGTTGATTTCCTGAATGCGGCCGCGCTGCTTGGCCGTGCGATCGAGCGGCAGGTCGCCGTCGTTCTCGGCGCGTAATTGGGCGCGGCGCGCCTCCAGATACTTGACCATGCGCAGCCAGGCAGCCGATTCGAAGTCGACCGGCACGAAGCCGGCCGCGATTTCGAGCGGCGCGTCCTGGTCTTGCATCAGATCCCCGCGCCCGTTGTTTCGCGCAGGCGCGCCTCGCGCTCGAACTGCGCCTGCTGGCGGGCGTCGCGGCGGTCCTCGGCGTTGATCTGCATGACGCGCTCGGCGAGTCGCGTCTTGGCCTGCTGCGCGCTGACGCCCTCGTCGCGCATGATGCGCGCGATCTCCTTCTTCATCTCGGCGTCGCGGTCGGCGTCCGCGATGCGGATCTGCGCCTGCGCGCGGATCTCGGCGGCCTCGACGGCCGGCGCCTTGGGCTGCGGTTGCTGGGCGAGTCGCGCCTGGTCGGCTTCGTACTCGTCCTGCGTCTTGACGACTTCCTCCGGCGAAATCTTGCCGCCCTTGACGATTTCCTCGAGGATCTTCTTGGGCTTGAGCCACGGGCCGAAGACCGGGTCGCGGATGAGCGACGCCAGGAACTGCATGAGCTGGTTGCGGCTGTCCTGCATGAACAGCACGTCGGCGCCGCGGGCGTCGACCTGCATGTCGCCCTTGATCTCGCGCTTGTCCGACCACCGCATGTTGAAGCCGTAGTAGCGGCGGATGTGGCGCCGCGTCACGCGGTCGTCGAAGTTCTTGACGACGCGCCGCAGCACGCCCTCGGCCTTCTGCATGAGCGCCAGCAGGCTGCCGACCTGGTCGGGAGCCGTGCCCTTGATGCCCTGCATGATCGCCGGCAGGTTCGCTTCCTCGTCGCCCAACTCGCGCGCCACGTTGATGAGCGCGACGATGTCCTGCAACTTGCTCGGGATGTCGTAGACGCGCAGCGCCTTCTCGACGTCGTCCACGTCGTCGGAGGCAAAGAAGACCTTGCGGCCCTCGATCGTGTGGCGGCCGTCGGCGGGCGTCATCTTGCCGCGCTTGTAGGCGATGATCGCGCCGCTGGACAGCCCCATGTTGTCCATCGCCGCGCGCCAGCCGGCGTTGATGACGCGCTGCTGCGTGCGGTACAGCCACGGCAGCCCGTAGCCGAAGATCGTCTCCTTGTCGGGCTTCCAGTTGAAGACGTCGTAGATCAGGCCGTCTTCGGCGCGCGTGTAGTACTCGTAGAAGCCGATCACCCAGTCGTTGACGAGGATCACGCAGACGCGCGCCGCCAGCAGCGGGTCGACGGCCGGCCGCGCCTCGCCCGCGGCGGGCGGCGGCAGCAGTGCCGCCAGTTGCTCGGCCTCGATGTCGCCGTGAAACTCCCACAGCTCGTAGGTGTCGCCGGGCTTGGACGTCCAGATTTTCGACCGCTCTTCGCCTGGCTTGGCGCCGTCCACCGTGCGCTTGGGCACCTCGCCGAGCACGACGCGGATGCGGTCCGCGAAATAGCCGCGGCGCTGTGCGAGTTGCCGCAGTTCGGCGCGCGAGACCAGCCGGCGCTCGAAGGCGCCCGACGCCCGCAGGATGTCGTTGCCGCACTCCGGATCCGGGTAGAAGCAGCGCGGGTCGATCGCCTCGCTGGCCGGCCGCAGGTCCGCCACGGCGCGGCCGACCATCTGCAGGCGGCCGTCCTCGCCGACCTCGGCGAGCATGGCGTCGCGCTCGCGCCGCACGACGATCGGCCCCTTGAGGATGCCCGTGCCGAGCAGGCCGCCCCACTCGATCGTCTCGCGGCACGCCTCGTTGTACTCGCACTCCGTGAGCTGGTCGTCGATCTCGGCGGCCATGCGGTCGGCGCGGTCGCGCGCCTCGGCCATGAGTTTCTGCGCGGCGTCCTTGACGGTGCCGAGCCGCTGGCCGTTGGCGTCGAAGACCTCGCGACTGTCCTTGGCGGCGAAGGCCAGCTCGGGCACCGGCGTCGGACTGATGCTCCAGTTCTTGTCGTCGGTCGGCAGCAGGATCTCCTGCACGCGCGCGATGCCGGCGTCGGTCTTGGCTGCCGTGATGTTCACGCGCACGCGCGAACGCTGCTGCTGTGCCTGCGCGCCGCCGGTCTGCGCGTGGCGCTCGAACCACTTGGGCTGGTACGTGTCGTCGTCGTGCACGGCGTCGCCGCGCCCGTAGTACACGTTCAGGTCGTCGCGCCAGCGGTCCTCGACGCCCGTGCTGACGCGCCACGTCACCCACTCATGGCGCTTGCCGACGAGCCAGGCCTGCAGGGCGTCGAGCATGCGGTTGCGCTCGGCGTCGGACTCGCCGCCGTCGGCCGCAGCCGCGCCCTCGACGCGCGACACCTCGGAGCGCTCGAGCATCTAGTAGCCCGCCACGGGGTCGAGCATGCCGAAGCCGTCGTCGACCACGACCTCTTCCTCGATCTCGTCGGGCGGCACGGCGAAGGACAGCGCCAGCGAGTCGGCGCGGTCGGGGCTCCTGTTCATGGGGTCAGCCAGTCCTTTCGTGTCGAGTTCCTTCTTGCTGACGATCAACCGCAGGCCGCCGCGGAACGTGTAGAGGATGGCGGCGAGCTGGTTGCGCAGTTCGGCGTCGTTCGGCAGGCTCACCGGGCCGTCGCGCAACCACAGCGCGAGGTTGTGGTACATCTGCGCGCGCACGTTGAAGTTCACGCCGTCGTCCACGCGCAGCGCGGCGTTGACGGCGACGACGCGCTTGCCGTACCAGCGGCGCAGCGTGTCCGTCACGCCGCCGCCCACGCCGATGTCGTCGACGGCGATCTGCGCGACGCGCGCGGCACCGAGCGCCTGCACCTCGGCGCGCACGAGGCCGGCGACGTCCTGCGTGTCCATGCGCCGGAACGCCTTCTGCCAGAACACGACGCGGCCGCGGCGCAGCGTCAGCACGTTCTCGCAGTGGCCGAAGCGCGCCACGTCGACGCCGATGACGAGCGGCCCGTTGGCCGCCACGTCAGCCGGCCCGCGCCGCATGGCGTCGGCAATCAGTGCGCCGTCGAGCAGCGCGTTGGTCACCGACGCCTGGTAGTTGATGTCGACTTCCTGCGCGAGCACGACGGGGTCGAGTACGCGCTTCTGTTGCTCGTACCAGTCGGGGCCCTTGCGGGGGTCGTCGCTCCAGTGGAACGTGAACACGTCGACGCGGCCGCCGTGGCGCTTGGCGGCGAACGGGTTGTCCATGCCGTGCGGGGTCGATACGTCGATGCGGCAGTTCGTGGTCTGCGAAAGCGACGCCTCGATCAACTGCGGGCGCTCGAGGTGCGCGGCCTCATCCACGAAGTAGATCGACGTGCGCCCGCCGCGGCCGATCCCGTCGCCGGCCTCGCCCTTGATGGTTGCTCCGGTGGCCGGATTGACGATGCGCATGTACGGCGCGTGCTCGTCCAGGCTGAAGCCCGGCGGGAGCAGTTCGGCCGGCAGCAGGCGCAGGCCCTCGCGCACCTTCCAGAACAGCGAGTCGGGGTCGCCGCTCTTGTCGACGTAGTCCTCCTTGCGGCTGCCGAAGCCCACGACGGCGCCGTCGACGAAGTCCCACATCCAGATGGCGAACCACACGCACAGCCACGACACGCCCATGTCGCGCGACTTCTCGACCAGGCCGCCGCGGCGGCCGCGCCAGTGCTCGTAGAGCCAGCCGATGAACTCGCGCTGCTTGGCGAACAGCACGAAGGGAATCGTCGTCGGCAGGCCGATCTCGGCGTTGCGCGGGTCGAAGGTCATCGCCCAGTCGTCGATGAACGCCACCGGGTTGGCGGCGTAGTGCGCGCGCACGCCGGCCACGAGCTGCGGTTCGTCGCGTAGGCGCTGCAGGCGGGCGATGCGCTCTTCGAGGACGGCGTTGTAGTCCGGGTTCTTCCAGTCGAACGCGACCATCACTTCTTGCCGGCGACCATGCGCGCGTACGCCTCGGCCGGCGTGAGGTTCACGGTCTCGATGGGCTCGCCCTCGATGCCGCCGATCTTGGTCTCCGTGCGGTCACGCCAGCGGCCGTGCTGGCGGTTCTTCAGCCAGTGGATGCCGGCCTGCACGTCGGGCAGCGCGACCTCGTCGTACGGCACGATGACGGGCGCGCCCTCGTACTGCATGATCTTGACCGCGCGCACGCGCGCCGTGCCGGTGGCGCGCTGGTACAGCGACGCCGCGACCCGGGCGTCGGCGACGAGCTTGCCGTCGTTCAGCCGCTCGGCGAACTCGGGGTGCGCGAGCTTCCAGTTGTTCAGCGTCGCCTCGGCGATGCCGAACCACTTGGCGATCTCGCGGTCGGTCAGGCCGAGCAGCGCGAACTGGTAGGCGAGTTCTGCGAACTCGGGGATGTAGTCGCTCTTCTTGCCGAGTTGCCGCGCGACCCGGCGCACGGCGCGCTTTTTCTTCTTGCGGGCCGCCGCCGCCTCGGCCTTCTGGCGCGCGACTTCCTGCAGTGCCTTACTCTTGAGCGCCATCGGT